TTTCAGCTGCTTTTTTCACGCCATTTTCAAAAGACATATCGTGATGGCGCACGAATTCCATGTTGATTCCTAATCTGATCATAATCTTATTTTTTTTATTATTTAACCCTTTACCCCGGGTTGTGTATAGTCGGTGTTTAACGAGCTCTTCCGGTAGCTCTAGGTAACCAAACGCTGTAGTGACAGATCTCGCGACGAATCGTAAGATTAAAGTAGATGATGTTGGGAAGACAAGAAATGATACAAAACTAGGCGAAGAGCATAGCGATGGACGAGAGGGGATCACTGATAAAGGCGTCAAAGGCTGCGGCAGCGTGGTCAGTGATGACTTTCTCTGCTTGTGCCATACCTCCTTCAATGAAAGATCCTACGCTTGTGTGAACCTGGGAATGTAAGTTTTCGACAACGGCTGATTTTGCTGGGTTTTTGGTTGCAACGGACGCTAAAACAGGATTGTTGGGGGCCAATTGGAATTCGACATTTAAAAACCACTCGACGTTAATCACAGCTGAAGCTGGGACGCCAAATAGTTCTATTGTCAAACTTGTCCAAGAGGGTGGGATCAAAGTAAATCCTGAAGAAGTACTTTGCGGCACAAAGTTGTGTGCTCCTGTTCCTGCGGGCGCTGACACCCATGATAATTCCATACCAGGCTGAACGGCTTTAATTACTATCTCTGAATATTGCTCAGTTCCGAGTTGTACTACGGTACCTCCACCTAACGGTGCTCCGGTACCCATAGTCATAATCCCAGAAGCAGCAGTAGCAGAAGCAATACATCGTGCAATGACCCCGAAGGATACGATACGATAATTGCCTCCATAAGTGGCTAACATGCTGGCAGCTTTGTAAGTAATGTAGTTGGCTGGCATAGTACAAGTTGTTGTTGTGGCGGATGTCGCCCCTCCCAATAACCCAAATGGTGCAGCTGCGGCGAAGCAGAAGCATTGATTTAGGGATGCAGTTCCAGATAATATGATATTACCTCTGAATTGTTCTGTGAGAGTGTAACCGGTTGTTCCATCGGGCCACTTGGCATTCTTAGCAGCAGGACAGAAAGGGTTTGTAACAGAACAAGCATGACTAACGTGGCGCATGCGAGAGGCAAGAGGCATTTTCTTTGGTGCTCTTTGTTTAACTGGTCGGGGTGAGACATTATTGGCTAGAACCTGTGTCTTAACTATTTTCGATTTATTCTTTTTAGTTTTCTTGGTATTCTTTTTCTTGGGCATGATGTGTACTTTATATTTGGGGGAGAGATTACCTGCGCCGGGTAGCTAGGCGTCTTGAAGCGATTGAGTTTCCATATCGACATACACCATTCTTTCGATGTACCGGTAATCTATGATAGCCGGCAGGGTGTCAACTGTGTTTAACTTTTCGCGCATCACTTCTTCAGCTTCTACTGGATCGATACCATAACGATCGTGGAACATACGAAATGTTTGATCGTTGGCTCGGTAGACCTTACTAGAGTGTTTAAAATTAGACCATTCAATGTTTTTGTTGGGACGTTTCTTTAGCTTTACGCATAGTTCTTTGGTTTTATCAAGATAATGTCTCAATACAGGAACATGGGCATTGTCTATTCGAGACCCTTGCGTACTACCGGCTAGGTTCATGGACCCTGCGTGAGTAGTAGCAAAAGCATGACGATACAAGGAACGACCTGGCATCGCGGCTAAGACAATGGTGTTTTCTCCTGTGGCCGGATCTGTACATGGCCAAAACAATTTAGAACAGAAAGTACAATCGGCAAGATTGCGTCGTAGTTGAACCTCTGGGATCAAACCACATTTCGTAAGAAACTCTGATGCTTTTCCTTTCATATCATCTGTGATGTATCCTTTAGGCATAAAGATGATAGAATCATCTCCACACACCAAAAGTAAGAAAGGTAAGTGACCAAAGCTGTACTTAGGATCTACTTTCCGTCTAAACAAACCTGTGTAAAAGAAATAAATCAACATGGCTAACATAACCATTACACATACAATTGTGTCCAACAGGTTGGTGTCGGGTTGACCAGATAACACTTGACGTTTTGTGCTTCTCTTCTCCTTTTTGTCACTCTGAATGGTGAACTTCACACCGTGGGGGGTAGTGCCACGTGTTTGAGTACAACTTAACCAGGTAAGCGAATGTTTGCTTACACCTGCCCACTGATATGTGCGATACGCGTACCCGGTAAGTTCGCTACCTATCGTCGCATCGTAAGATCTCATATCATTTTCAAGAGCGTCCACATCTCCCCAGAGATTAATGAAATTATGAACCAAAGCTCCGACTTCATCAGGAGTTTTGCCAGAACAATACACTACACGAGGATCACCGCTCGGTAATCCAGTCCACATATTACATAGAAACTTGTAGACTTGTGCAATAATATAACCAACAGCAGTCTTGACGTCATCGTCAGGTGCTTGGATCAGTCGCAATTTCGGTTCATCGTAATCACCACGATTTACCGGCTTGGTCGACTTCTCCAGTTTAGCAAAAACTTTAGCTGGGCGTTCCGCAGGTTCACAATCCATTAGGACCTTCCACTGCTCTCGAAGACCGTTCTTATACGTTTCGGGATATTGAAGAGCATCAACCCAACGATTAAACTGTACTTCATTTTCAAGAACTGGAGACATTTTCATGCATTGAAAAGTGTCAAGCTTAAGGGCAGCTTCAATCCAGGGTTCTACTGATGAATCCCAGTCAGGACAAGGCATTGCTAGACGATTGCAAACAGCGCTTAACTCACTCTCTTGAGTGGGTTCGATCACTGTAGGTACGGTCTTATCAAATGCGATCCCTTCCAGGTACATTCTAATCTTAGGTTGATCAGGGTGTTCGTCTTGCTTTTCCTCCTCACATGTAACCTCTGCCAGAGGATTGAGCGCTGCTGGCAGTGGCTTGCATATTTTCGATCCGGGAAATGTGGGGCGAGAGTCATAGTTAGAGAGAAGTGGTTCCACTGTGGAAGCCATGTGTTCTCCTACAACTCCTCGGTACCAGGCATCGGTTGAATAACGGCGGTATTGCAAAGCACAGTGTCTCACAAGAAGAAACACGAGCAAAACAATGAGGGCGATAACAACCACTGTAACACCTACTACATGATAGGGATCGGGTTCAACATAGAAAACCAAAGTACCAATTGAGACCATTGCGAATACGATCATCAACATTGTACAAAGTTTCCAAGTTGCAACAGGGGTGAGGGCCAAGAGTTGATTATAGAGTTTAAATGCTGAACCATACTTATTAACTGCAGTGTTAACAAGGTCAATTTCATCGTGGATGGTGGCAGCAAAGGCGAGCACTGCTCCAGCCATTGCTGTACGATGTTGTTGACGTAATGGTACTCTAGTCTTCTTGACTATTTCCTGAGCGCGACGACAGACGTCCTTCAACGTACTACTGTCTCGTGGTTTTGCCATGACGAAAGCTGAGAGTTCTGCCACCAGGTTGACGGGCAAAATGAACGAATCCACGGATGTCTGGTCAAAGATAATGGGCCCGAATTGGTAGAGATGATTTACGTCAATACTAATACTAACGGTTCGTGCATCATCTACGATTCGTGCTTTTGCTCCTGACGAGAATTGGATAGGGCCAATCTGGTAAGCATGTGCTCTGACCTCAGCGAAGTCAATTGGTACAATCGGGGGAAGGTTGGTGCACGCTGTAACGCGCCACAAGTGGGTTCCTGATCTCGACTCAATCAGGGTTGCTGAAAAGCCATTACCCTTCTCTTGGTATCCGATTGTCCATGGCAGAGGTGGGTGCACGTAAGGAACATCATTTCCATTTACGAACATTTTGACGTTGCGTCCTGTGTACTCGTAGGTTGCTTCATCAAAAAACGCACCGTATGCCTCTTCGAACGTGTGTCCAATAACATACGCACACCCCAGCTCGAGAGCCGAGATGCACTTCCAGAGCTCCTCGAAGGGAGGGTAGTAAGCGCTATGTACGAAAACAGCACTGGTAAAGACTCTTGGACAAGTCTCATCACATCCACCCAGGACATGATGACAGCTACTATTCTTCCAATCCGGAGGGATTTGTCTGATGCGTCGGGAATCACCAGCAACCAGATTGGGCATAAGAAAATGGTCGAAATCGGGATCACAGTAGTTCACCTCACGTGCTGGACAAGCCCCTACACACAAAATGCGGGGGTGATTGAATCCTGCTTCGAGGCTCTCCTCACGAGCGATCCGATGGGCTACTCTTTCTAGAACACTGCGACCAGCGGCTAAAAGAGGATGTTTATGATAAGCTTTACGTGATAACAGAAGCGGGTTGGTCCCATTGTCTTTAATCCATTGGGCAACCTTTAGTGCGTTCATATTAACATATGTATGCTCATTTTCGAGAATGATTTCATTATCCATTTTCTTGCTTACGTAAAAAATCCTACAACGAGTTGCGGGATCCAAAAAACG